GCTGGCTCCTTTGTCTTTCAAGATCGTAACGTAACGGCTGGCAGTACAGGGGCCACGCCTACAGTATTTAACGATAACGGCACAGATATTAGCTATTTTAATGCGGTGTGGCGCCTTGACGATACCCTAGTTTACAATTCAGCCAGCATTACCCGTACAGGCGGCACAGCTCAAACTGCCATAAATCAGCCCAGCATAGATAAGTACTTTGTGCATAGCTACAACCAGCAAAACCTGCTAATGCAAACCGATGCCGTGGCCCTGGACTATGCACAGGCATACGTGGCATCTAGGGCTGAGACTAGTATTAGATGCGATGCTATTCAGCTAGACCTTTATACCGATAACTACAACTTAGGAATTATTGCAGCGCTAGAGCTTGACTACTTTGACCCTGTAACTATTACAACTAATCAGCCTGGGGGATCAACGCTAACTAAAACTTTGCAGGTGTTTGGCGTTGCTCAGAGCATTACGCCTAACAGCTGGAAAACAACACTCACCACTTTAGAGCCAATTATTGACGGCTTTATATTAGACTCATCCATATACGGTTTGCTTGACAGCGGCGTATTAAGTTATTAAGGAGATAGGACTATGGCAGCTGGATTAGGTTTTAAGACCTTTACTACTGGCGAGGTACTTACGGCAGCTGACACTAACGGCTACCTAATGCAAGGTATTAACGTCTTTGCTAGCTCAGCAGCACGTGCTGCAGCTATAACCTCACCACAAGAGGGGCAATACTCATACCTTAAAGACACCAATGCCTTAGAGTACTATGACGGTGCAGCGTGGGTTGGCGCACCTGTTGGCGATATTACAGCTGTAACAGCTGGCACAGGTATTAGCGGCGGTGGATCATCGGGCGATGTAACTATTACTAACTCTATGGCTACAGCTATAGATGCTAAAGCCGATTTAATAGTAGGTACGGGTGCCGATACTTTTAGCCGTCTTGCGGTAGGTACAAACGCGCAAGTGCTTACGGCGGACTCTACAGTTAGCCCAACTGGATTAAAATGGGCTACACCTAGCGCTGCTATGCCAAATTATTCTTTAGCGGCTAGTGGTTCATTAACAGGTGCATCGGTCAGCGTAACTGGCTTGAGTGGTACGGATTTTATCGTTATGTTACAAACCGCAACAATGACCGCTACTGGCGATTGGCGTATGACAATTAACAATGATACAACGGGTGGCCGATATTATGTCCAAAATACTAATGCATCTGCTTCTGAGTGGAGTATAAGAGGTATGGGTGCTGGCTCGGCTTACTTTATGGCAGTAAAAATCAATGGCGGAAATGGTGGCGAGGTAGTACTCACAGGCGATGCAAATACTAATTGCGGTGGCTATAACCAAACCACGGCAATAACCTCAATGCAAATAAAAGCAAACGGCACTACTTGGTCTGCTGGCAACTATAAGATTTATCAAAGATAGGAATTAAAAATGGAATATCCACAGGTTAAAGAACACAACGCAACAACTGGCGAAATTACAATGCGAGATATGACCGAAAATGAAAAGGCTTTATGGTCAGTTAAAAGTGTTGAGCCAACTATTGAGGAAAAACTTGCTAACGCTGGCTTATCTTTAGAAGAGCTTAAAGCGGCGCTAGGCCTTTAATGCAGACAAGCTACAACGGCTGGCCAGCATCTAAAGAGCAGGCTGAGATAGGCGTTAAGCCTTTTAAGGTAGAGGGCACAAACCTTAAAATCCGTTGCGCTGAAAAGGTAGCGCCGTTGCTTATCAACTTTGCTAAAGAGTTTAACGAGCTAATAGAGCCAATAGAGGGCGGTACGTTTGACGATTGGGGCTATGCCTACAGAGACGTAAGAGGTGTGCCAGGCAAATTAAGTAACCACAGTAGCGGCACGGCTATAGATTTTAACGCTACAAAGCATCCTTTAGGCAAAGTAGGCACGTTTGAGGCCAGCAAGGTACCTATGATCCGTGCCCTGGCTAAAAAGTACGGGCTAACCTGGGGCGGAGATTGGACTAGAAAAGATGAAATGCACTTTGAGATAGCACTAAGCCCTGAAAAGGTCAGGGTTTTAATTACCAAGTTAGGGATAGAAAATGCCAACTAGTTCACAAGTAAGCGTAGGTACTACAGCTACATTATTAGTAGCTGCAAATATTATGGATCAAACCGTATGGGTGCATAACTCAGGCGGTACCACGTATATAGGTGGTAGCAACGTAACTACAGCAAACGGTTACAAGTTAGATACTGACGATAAAATGGAGTTACTCGTAGGCGATAATGAAGGCCTTTATGGAATTGTGGCCTCAGGTACTAACACAGTATTTATATTAAAACAGGTCAACTAAGGGGCATTGAAGGAGCAATATAATGAAAGAGCAACTAAAGGCTGCGGCCTTGTCCTACCTACGTGCAGCTCTATCGTGCGTTGGTGCGCTGTATTTATCAGGCATAACAGACCCTAAAGTACTAGCTAATGCTTTTTTAGCTGGGCTAATTGGGCCAGTACTTAAAGCTATAGCACCTAATGAAAAGCAACTGGGAATAGGCGCTAAGTAAGTGTCACAGGCCCAGGCATACATAGCCGTAGCTTTGGGGATTGCTACGCTTTCAACGCTTATGGCTGGGCTTGTGCGGCACCTTGTTAAGTACTACCTATCTGAACTACGCGATGACGGCAACGGCGGGCATAACCTTAAAGGTAGGGTTGAGCGTATAGAGATACGCGTGGACAAGATTTACGAACTGTTGCTCGAGGACAGGCTTAGTAAGTAGGGCGTGTCGCGTTGCCTTTTGTCAGTAGTTAGGGTCATACTTTCACTACACACGCCGAGAGGGCTACTCGGATAAGTAGCTTATCGGCCTTAACAAAGGGCGAAAGATGAACAGTTTAGATCTAATAGTGGTGGGTATGGTTTGCCTGTTTATGGGCTTATTTATATGGGCAGCTTATGAAATGGGTTACAAAGTAGGCCTGGGTGAAGGTTACCTACGTGGCCGTAATATTGCTAAGGCGCTAAAAGAAGCTGAGGCCAAGCGATGAGTAACTTTTTAGAGGGCTACGAGGATGTCAACGCCCGCATTATCAGAGCACGTGCAGAATATCCCACGCTACGTTTAGTGGCATATATTGAGGATATAGATATAACAAAAGGTTATATTCTTGTTAAAGCTGAGGCTTACAAAGAGTACGAAGATCATCTACCAAGCGCTGTTGATTATGCTTTTGAGATGCGTAGCGATAGAGGCGTTAATCTGCACTTTTGGGTAGAAAACGCAGTAACAAGCGCTTACGGGCGCGTTATTGGTTTGCTTACACCTGGGGGTATTGCTCGTAGTACTAAACAGGATATGGAAAAGGTAGAGGCGCTCAGCACTAAAGACGTAGCACTTGTTGGCGATGATCTATGGGCTACTACACCTGTAGCACAGACCATAGAGGCAGTAAAAAACGAGCTAGGTGGCATCTACCTACAAGGCAAACCCGAGTGTAAACACGGTGCCCGTGTATGGCGTACAGGCACAAGCGCCAAGACGGGCAAAGAGTGGGGCAATTACAGCTGTATAGAAAAGAGCAAGGCAACACAATGCGAGCCAGTTTGGTATATGCAGACATCTAACGGCTGGGCGCCCCAGGTATGAGCGACAGCTACGAGTTAATCAACCTTAAAGAGATGACAGGCAAACTCTTTGTTAACGGTGAGTTAGCAGCTGAGTACAAGGTTGAACAATGCGATAAGTGCGCCTTAGTGGCACAGCTAGATAAGTTTGGCTATCAAAAAAACAGCTTTGAAAATGTTATATGGTTTTGTAAAGGCTGTCGATGATAGACACAGAGCAAGAGCTATTCAATTACATCAAAGGCCGTTACTTAGAGGATCTAACTAAGTCATCTGACCAATATGAGTACCACGATGCCACTAGCACCCTGTATAGGCTGCACATAGAGCTAAAGTGCAGGCACACGCATTACGATAACCTTCTTATCGAGCAAGAAAAGTATGATGCGCTAATGCAACAGGCCGAGCGCCTGGGCTTTACGCCCTTTTACGTTAATGCCACACCCAAGGGCATCTACGCCTTTAACCTGCGTAAGATAAGCGTTAAGTGGTCAGTTAAAACGTTGCCTGCAAAGACAGAGTTTGACAGCGCGGGCCAGGTTAACAAGACCGTGGCCCTTTTGCCTATCTCAGAGGCGGTGCAGCTATGAGCGAGTTAATACGCTTTGAGTGCCGTAGTTGTAATAAAATAACAGATCAGTTAGAGCGCATAGTGGCAGATAACCTGCCGCCTAACGTAAAGGTCTTACAATGCATAAAATGTAGCAAGATGAGCGTATGCCTGTTGGTTGCGTGTGCCGATGCTTGACTCACGCCTAGATATGGATTTCCAAGATTATAAAATAGCTAATACAACATCCGATGACTATTACACGCCGCCTTTTATCTTTGAAGCTCTAGGCTTAACTTTTGATTTAGACGTTTGCGCTCCTGTTGGGGGTGTGCCCTGGCTACCTGCCAAACGTAGCCTAAGTATGATTGACGATGGTTTAACAACTGATTGGCAGGGCCTAATATGGATGAATCCGCCATATAGTAACCCGTTGCCCTGGGTGCGTAAGTTTATACAACACAATAATGGCGTAGCTTTTGTGCCTACTTCAAGTGGTAAATGGATGTTAGAGCTGTGGCAAAGTAACTGCCTCTGGCTTGCAGCCCCGCCCGTGCGCTTTTACACAGCGGATCTTGTGCCTGCAAAGGGGATGATGCCTTTGCGCTGTTGGTTGGTAGCAGCAGGCGATGTTGGCATTCAGGCGTTAAAGCAAAGCAAGTTAGGTAAAGTGCGATGAATAGTTATCCACAGGTTGGGGGCAAGGATGCTAAATAGAGACACAATTTACAATGAAAACTGCCTGGCCACAATGGCTAAAATGGACGAAGGTACGGTGGACTTTATCCTTACATCACCGCCTTATGATGATTTACGCGATTATGAAGGTTATACGTTTGATTTTGAGCCTATCGCACAAGAGCTATACAGAGTCATAAAAGAAGGCGGAGTTTTGGTGTGGGTGGTGGGAGATGCTACTAAAAATGGTAGTGAGTCAGGTACTAGCTTTAAGCAAGCTCTTTACTTTATGAGTATAGGCTTCAAGCTGCACGATACGATGATTTATCAAAAAAACTCTAGTACGTTTTCAGCTAGGCCTGATTCAAACCGATACACTCAGTTATTTGAGTATATGTTTATCTTTGCTAAAGGCAAGATACAAGCTAACTTAATATGCGATAAACCTAATAAATGGGCTGGCTTTAAGGATTATGCAGGTAATATGGCTAACCCAGTACGTGAGTTTGGAGTACGTGGCAATATATGGCGCTATGTAACATCATTAAACAGTACTGGACACCCAGCGCCTTATCCTGAGGAGTTAGCACAAGACCACATACTTAGCTGGAGTAATGAGGGTGATTTAGTTTACGATCCCTTTATGGGTAGTGGTACAACAGCTAAAATGGCTATATTAAATAAGCGCCATTACATAGGCAGCGAGATTAGCTCTAATTACTGCGATATAGCCAATAAACGAGTACCTTGGATTATGCTATGAGTTATCCACAGGTATCAAAAAGCCTGTGGACGACACGCCAAGCGCGCTTAAGTTATCCACAACTGGCCAGTAACTTGACACCTACG